CTTCGGCAAGTGGGGCTCCGGGCGCGCCACTCAAAGCGTACTGCGCTAGGGTTCCCGGGTCCCATTTGCCATCCGCCTTCTTGGTGGGGAAAGACTCTTCGCCGTAGGTCATCCACGGGTCCACGGCGCCGATACCCGACTTCAAGGGCTCGCCAACTGTTGAGCGCATAAACTCAGCGGGTCCCGCGGCTAGCCTCTGCCCTGCGGTTCCCTTGTCGCCGATGGTGAGCGCACGGCCAACGTCGGCAGTCGGTAGGAACGCCTCCCACCCTTCGTTGCCGGGCTGCGGTTTGTTGCCGTACATGACGCCACCCGTCGCGCGGTTGAGGAACGCGGCGCGCGGGAGATTACGCGTAACACCGCCTGCAACGGCTCCGGGGATGCCACCGCGGAACGTACCGAATGGCGCGATATACCGAAGGTGCTTCTGGATTGGCGCGAGATGCTCGTAGTCAACGAGGCGCTTGGACGCCGTGCCGCCAGCGCGAAGGGTAGCCGCCGTTTCGTCCGACATTCCCTCCGGTAGCTTGCCGAGTGCGCCAGCGGTTTCGCCGGACTCTTTCATCATGCGTCCGTAGATAATCTTGAAAGCCGCGTCGGATGCCCAAACTAGCTTGTTATTGAGGTACGCCCACTTGGAAACCAGCGGGATTGACTTACCGCCGATGACCGGAACGTTCTTGCCGCCAATGCCGGGCATCCAGTTGGGAAACGTCTCAGCGAACTTTTGGAAGAACGGCTTCTTTTCGGCCGCGCCTCCGCCGATCGCGCTCGGCAAATCCTTGAGAAGTTCCGCGTACTCTCGCGGCTTCGCCACCATGAGCTTTGGTATCAACTCCGTAGCCTCTTTGATGAACTGCGGATACTTTTCGGGCGGCACCGTGTTGATTGCCAGGTCGCCCATATTGAAAACGTGGCGAGGTGTAAGCGAAACGACACCAGCGCGCGGGTAGCCGATAGCCCCAAGCCACGTTTCGCGAACGTAGTCCCGCAGTTGGCGCTTGTCGCCGGTTGGCGGGACAAACTCGTCAAACATCTTGTTCACGCGCGGGTCATCCAGCACGTTGCCTAGCAACTGATGAAGCACCTGAGCCGAACGTTGGCGACCGGCGTTTGAAGCCATCGCGGTAAAGCCGCGCTCTAAATCCTTGGGGTCGCTGACGTAGAAGTCCTTACGCTGCTGCGCTCGCGGGTCGCTCCACCTGGTTGGGTTGGAAGTAAACCCTTCGCGGCCCGCTTGTTCACCGATATGGGACGACGGCATATAGTTTTCGCGGTACGGAAACTTATCTTCGATCATCGCGCCGATTTTAGTGTGTAGCCGTTTGAGTTCGGTGGCGTGCTCAATCGCGGCTTGGTTCGCAGGCGGGTAGTGCGCGGCTTGCTTCGGCTCCAACTCTTGCACGTCGCCGACCATGCCGGGCGGCGAGAACTTCGCGTGCATGGCGTCGCGGATAGCTTGCGCCTTCGCTTGCAACTCCGGCGGTAGCGCCTTGAATCGCTCCGTATCGCCGGTCATCGCCTTGGAGAAGTTGTTCTTCTCGGGCGTAGCCATGTGCGTGGTCGCGTCCCTGTAGAGCGCCATGTAATCCGGCGGCGGTTGCGGGTCAACCATCCGGGAACGAGGCTGCTCTGGGCCGTAGGGTTGGCGTACACGCGCCTCTGCCTCGGGAATCTGCGGGTCCTTGCCGCTACGAAACGCTTGGGTGAGTTCGTCGTGGAACTCCGCCGGAGCGTTACCGTGGATAGCCGTCTCGGTGGCGTACTGCCGACGAAAGCGGTAGTCCAACTCGGTGAGCGCCCGGAGTTGACGGGTTGCGCTTTTCTCCTTCGGCGTGAGTACGCTCTCGGCAGGCTCGCCGTCGATCGCCTCGCCGTTAAGCGCCTTCTGCACGTTGACGCGCTCCTCGTCGTTCAGCATGGTACCAGGGCGAACTCGCCCCTGTACCGTCTTGATGCTTTGCCCGTTGACGATGTTGTGAACGCGCTCCATGATGTGCTGCTGGAATCGCGAGCCTTCAAAGTCGGCCTGATGCGCGGCTCCACGAATCACTTCGGGGTCGAAGCCGGACTGCGCCGCCGGGGCGCTCCAATCAAAATAGGTGCTCGCCGCCTGCGTTGCGGGCTTAACTTGCTTCGCTGCTCCCTGGAGCGCTTGCGAGATACCGCGCGTTACGGCGGTGCGTTCCGCGCCGCGCGCCAGAATCCCAAGAAGCGGCTTGCCTATCGTTTTGAGCGCGGCGCTTCCGCCATACGATTCGTAGGTGAGCGGGTCGAGCGCGCCTTCAATCCCCGCGTCGATAACGCCGCGCGCGAAGTGGTCGATACCGCGGCCCGCCGCCTGAATCGGCCCTTCGAGCGGCCCCATGTTCGGCCCGAGCGCCGGGTTCTGCTGGTTCAGCACCTTGTCGTAGACGAAATCCATCCCGGGGATTTTGTGCCGTATCGCGGTCATTTGCTTGTCGGTGTCGCTCTCGCCGCCGGTGAGCGCCTTGCGCGCGAGCCAGCCTTGGGCGTCGAGCGCCTTGCTCGCGCCGCTGGCGACCTGCCCCGTCTCAGCCGGTATATCGCCGAAGATGGAGTGCGTGGTTTGTCCGGCCTGCTGGTAGGCGGCGTTGGAGCCGAGCGGCGGAGCGGTTTGCGCTTGCGCCGGTTGGCCGCCGAAAATCGAGGAGCCGCTAGCGGGCGCGGCGTGTTGCGCGGGAGGCTGGGTCGGCGCGGCAGGAGGCGGCGTTGCGGCTTGCCCCCCGAAAATCGGGGTCGTGCCAGCCATCAGGATTTGGCTTTCGCCGTTTGTAGGTATTGCATCATCCGGTCAAACATTCTCAACTGCTCGGGGGTGTAATAACTCGCGGGCCACTTATTCGTTCCGCCGAAAGCGTAGCCTCCAAATAGTTGCGTTAAGCCAGATTGCTTGTACCACTCGTCATAGGGACGCTTCTCCCCGTTGTTGGCTACATGGTACTTGTACTGACGCTGCAATATCGCTTGCTGTTGCGGGGTAAGTGATTGCTCGAAATCGCTGTAGTATTTCTTTATCGTTGGGTCCGTGAAGCGCATCATGTGAACGACGGCATCACCAAGAACGTTCACTGGTTGCGTGTCCGGCTTGTAAACCTGGATGCCGTACTTGTCCATCGGGAACTGCGACGGGCGGGGTTCGTCCTTTCCGCCGCCCTCGCCCGGAGGAAAGGTTTCTAAATAGGGGACGTTTGGCCCAGACTTTGGCGTATAGAGAAATTGCAGACTCGGGTTATTGAGAACTGGAAACTGTTTTTTGGCCTGAGAAATTACGTCATCAGGGGGCGTCGAGGGCGGTGGCTTGTCCGTTGGCGAGTCAGATTGTGCTACGGATGCAGGGCGAAAGGGTTTGCGGCGTTGCTTCCTCCGTTGGATTGGCTCGCCTGCAGCGGGTACTCTTGGAGCAGGTCGCGGTAGTCTTTGAGCACCTTCGCGACGTAGGCCCGAGTCTCGGGATAGGGCGGGATGCCGCGATGGTCGATCACCGCCTGGGGGCCGGCGTTGAAACTCGCCACGGCGGCCGGGATAGACTTGAAGCGCTTCAGTTGCTCCGCCAGGTAGTGAATTCCACCCATGACGTTCTCGACCGGATTGTTCGGGTCCACGCCGAGCGCCTTCGCCGTGCCCGGCATGAGTTGAAACATTCCGTGAGCGCCGACCGGGCTCGTCGCGTCGTTGTTAAAGCTGCTCTCGTTTTTGGCGATCGCGATGGCAAGCGCGACCGGAACGCCATACTTTTGCGCGGCCTGCTGGATGACTTCACCCTTCGTCGGCGTAGCATGGTGGATAGCGCCTTCGACCGCGCCGGCCACCCCTTTCACCGCGCCGGTAACGGCGGAGTCCGGCAGGCCAGCGAAGGACGGCTTCGGAGGTGCCGTTTCCGGGGCAGATTCGGCCACAGGACCGCCTGCGGGCTTCGTGGGGAGTCCAAGGCCAGGTTTCGTAATATCGAGGCTTGCAGGCCCGCTTCCCGGCACGACAGGGTGCGGCGGAGTCTGTCCCGGCGGCGGCGGAACGTCCACGGGAAGCCCCTGCGCGCGTCGCGTGTGCGCCCATAGCTCGATAAGTTGCCCGGCCTGCGGGTTGGACATCAACTTCGCGCCTGGCCCCGTCATCGACTGAATAAACGATTGGAGCGTCGGATGGTCGGCGGCGTGCTGCGCCACGAACTCGCGCGCGGATTTGAGGTCCGGCTCGGAAACGCCAGCGCCGCCGCCGACGCCAGCCTTCTGCGCCATCGCTCCAAGGCCGAGAACGTAGTTGTCCGATTGCTGGGCGAGGTTCACGCCATGCTGCTCGGCCGGGTTCGTCGCTTGCGGCGCTGCTGGCGGGTCGCCGCCAATCGGCGTGCCAGGTGCCCCGGCGCCAGTCGGCGTCCCCGGCCCCTGTTGCGGTGGCGGGTCGGAACCGTCGATCGGCGAGCCCAAAGCATGGTAGCCCGGCGGATACATCTGCCCGGTAGCCGGGTCGGTCGAGTAGCCCTTCTGCTGAAGCTGAATCGCTTGCGCTTGCGTTTGCGGCGTTACGCCCTGAGACGGAGCGTATCCCGAGGCCGCGCCGCTATCGACGCCTGCCGCGTTGTTGGCGTAGCCGCTCAGTTCTTCGTTTGTGGTTTGCGCGGTGTCGGCGTCAAGGCCAGTACCAAGCGTCGAGAGGTTTGCCATATCCGAACCGGGCGGAGCCTTCGCAAGCAACCCGTTCACCGTATCGTTGAGTTGGCTCGTCGCGGCGGTGATGTCCGTCGCCATTTGATGCGGGTCTTTGGCGTCGGCTTTTTGGATAGCGGCAACTTGGCGGTTGTACTGCGTCCGAGCCGTCTCTGCGCCTTGGACGATAGCTGTATTTGCCAGCCGCTCCGAGATGCTCGCAGCGGCTCGGCCGTTCATCCCGATTTGGCGGATGCCCTCGAGCTTGTATTGCGCCGCGATTCCCATTTGCTTGCCGGCAATCGTGAAGTCCTGGCCGCGCATAATAACGTCGTTGTGCTCTTGCGCGAGGTCGTAGTACCGCTTTTGGTTAGCCGGAAACTCGACGTTCTCTTTCCAGTTGAGCCCTTGAGCCGACAGTTGAAGGTGTTGGCCCGAGATTCCGATGCGCTGCTGGGCGAGGTCATTCCGAATCGAGTTCTCTTGAGCGGTCGCGTCGATCTTGGCTTGCGCGTCGTAGAGGGTAGCGTCCAGCCCCATCGCCTTTTCATCGGCGGCCTGCTTCGCTTTCCACTGCTCCTCTTTGCGCGCGTAGGCGTCCTTCGCGCCTTCCGCGAGCCCGCCGCTCATTCCAGCCGCGAACTTTCCCAGGCCGCCAGCCGGGAATGCAAGCCCGGCCAGCGCGGTCGCGATCTCTAACCACTTGTTCGGAGGCTTGTATTGCGGCGGGTTTTCCGAGTCTTTCTCGTACCGCGCGCGGTCGGCCTGAAGCTGCGCCATCGCATCGCCAAGCGTCGTCGGCGGAGGCGGCGGCTGCGGCCCCGCGGGTGACGGTGGCCCGGTTGGCGGCGTCGAGGGGGTCGCCATCGACCCGGTGAGCCCGGCCTTGCTATCGGAGATGAGCTTCTGCATCATCGCCTGCGAAGGCGTTGGCGGCGCGCCTGGCACGACCGGCGGAATCTGCGGCGCGCTGACCGGCGGCACTTGCGTTGCGGGCGGCTGCTGCGCCGTCGCGGCGGTAGCGCCCTTCGTTGCGCCAGCGAACATCGCGCCCGCGAGCGAAGCCACCTGCGCGGCCTGCTGCGGCGTTGGCAAAGTGCTCGGCGGAACGGGCGCCGGAGGCGGCGTCGGCGGTTGAGGCGAGAACCCCGCTACCGCGGTCGGAGAGAAGCCGCCCATTTAGCCAGCCGCCGCGGCTGCGGCAAAATACGACCCAAGCCCCTGCCCCACGCCGCTTTCGCTTTGCCCTTGGCCTTGGAGAGCGGCGTCGTAAATGTCGCCGTAAGCGCTACTCTCGCCAGACAGTTCCGAACCTAAAGCGTTGGTCACGCCAGTCTGCGGGCCAAACGAGTTGAGGTACGCGCTCAGAAGCGAGTTGTTTTGATTCGTCCCCGCGCCAAAGAGCGACTGCTGGTAAGCGTTGTAAGCGTTCTCGTTGCCGGTGACGGCCGAGTTGTAGAAGCCTGCGTTCGCTCCCGCCGCCGCATTCGACGCGCTCGCGTTGGTAGCGTTCGCCGCGTTCTGCGCCGCCTGATTCGCCATGATGTCCTGCTGCGTGTAGCCAAACGCCTGGCTCACCATCGGCGCCTCGCCCTGCGCGATCTGGCCGCCCTGCTGCGCGTACAGGTCGCCCATTGTGTTGGACGCCGCACTGCTATCGGTAATGCCACGCGAAGAAAGGTCCTGCGAAAGCGCGAGGTCCTGCTGGTTGAACGTCGGCTGCAAACCGGCCGCGTACATTTTGTCGTACTGCGAAAGGTATTGTTTTTGGGCATAAGGAGAAGCGTTTACGGCCTGATAATACGATGGGTCTATTTGGGGAATATTCCCGAATTGCTGATAGGGCGCAGGCGCCGTCGCATTGATATTTTGAGAATTAAGATTTTGAGGACCAGCTAGAGGCTGGTACTTCGGCTGCTGTACGACGGGCTGCGCGGTTCCGGCCATCAGTCGGTCGTGTGCCCCCGGATGCCGCTATTCGCTGCCCAGCCGCCGTACTGTCCGCCACCGCCGGTGTTACTCGTAACGTTGAGCGGGAGCATCGCGCCGTTGTTGCCGCCTTTGCCGTTCCCGCCACCTGGCGCGGGGCCGAACGAGTCGCGCGGAATCGGTTGCCACGGCGGAGCCGCACCGCCCGCTGACTTCGAGGAGAGGTTGGCGAGGTACGTCCCGGGGCCGCTCGCGCCGAACGTTTGCGTCTGCCCAGGGTTCACGCGGTACGGCGCGGGGCTCATCTCCTGCGCGGAGTTGAAGTAGGGATTCGGCACCCCAGCGATCGCGCCGCGTTCGGCTTGCTGTTGCTGGCCGGTGTACTGTTCGATCTGCGAGATAATCGGCTGAAGCTGCGCGCCTAAGCCGCTCGCTCCTTGTGACGCTTGCTGATTCGGCTTAGAGAACATCTGTTCCATTACGGTGCAATCCTTTTCGCAAGAACGACGGCGTAAGGTTGATACCCGCGCCCTGACAGCATAGTGTTGAGTTGCGCGGTGTTGCCTAGTCGCACGGCAGCGCCAATCATAATAGGCTTCCCTTCTTTGCGAGCGACGGCTTCGGCCGTTTCTTCCAGCCATTCGTTGAGCTTTGCGATACCGCGTATTCCGTCCTGACCGCCCACCGCCCACAAGTCCTCCGCAAACAAACCTTGACTGATATCTCTCCCGGTAATAAACGCGACAGGTTGCTCATCAAGAAGCGCGATTGCACCCCAAGCGCCGCCCCACGGTAACTCGTAGCCTTCGATGCCGTTCTCCGCCGCGATAGCTTGCATTACGGGTAGGTCCTCCGGTCGCGCGTCACGCACGCGCATCGTCCGCGTCATCACAGGATTAGCACGCTATACGTTCCGGCGACGGTAGCCTGAAGCACGATGCTGCTTGGCGTCCAATCGGAACCCGCGTTACCGCCAGCCGTCACGACGCCACCGCCCACCGGAGCATTGATGGTGATGAAGCCGGACGGCATTCTTCCGAGAGCTATAGGGACAGTCACGTCGGTTGTTCCAAGTTGAACGCCAAGAACGGGATACACGGAACCCACCTTCGAGCCGCTAATCAGCGGTCGAGAGATTGGCAGCCCGGTGGTATCTGCCTGGCCGTGCAAGGCCCTACGTCCAGGCGCCTACGGTGAACGCAATCGAATCGGCACCGCCGCCAGCGCTCGTAACGGTTCCGCTGATACCGTCGTTTCCGACGCGAATCGGCCCAAACGTTCCGGCGCCCAACGCTAACTCTGCGCCAAGTTGAACGCAGAAAGCTTCGGCCGGTTCCAAGAACTTAAAGAGGCCAAAAACGAAGCCAACGCCGCCGATGTACTTACCGATGAGCGCGGCGTTGCCGACCTTGATAGTGAACGCGGGTCCGCCACCTTCGAGCGCGAGTCCGAGGTTTGTGAAGAACGCCGAGAGCGCGGTCATTTCCGCGCTGTGCAGCCAACTCAGGACCCACCCGAGGTCGAAGAGATAGCCGCCTAGCTGTTGTAACGTCATAGTGGCTCTGCTTTCTGTGGTGCGATTATAGCATCGGTCGAAGTCGTGCTTACCACGGTCCCAACCGTTGGAGTTGATGGCGCGGTGACGATCGTAGCGGGCGGCACCATCGGCGCATTCGCTACGATAGATGTTGCTGGAGCGCCCGCCTTATTCGTGAGGGTACGGATGACGACCGTCGCGACGATTCCCGTAAGCGCGAGAACCCCGGCGATGTAGGTGCCGTGTCCTGGGAATACCAGTTCGAGCGCGGGCGCAGAGATGGCCGAAGCCAACCCTGCGATAGCCGTGCATATCGAAACGATGTCGCTGACTTTCATTACGGCGTCGGTACGACTACCGCATCCGAAATGTCGAGGAAGTCGGTTGTCGGCGGGTCGGCGGCCGGGATAACGTCAACGATCTGAACATCAGCCGTAAGGCCAGCCGAATCTGTGAGCGTAATTGTAGCTCCCGCGACGACGCCGACGCCCACGACTTCCGCAGCCGCTTGGCCCGCAAGCGGACCGGACGGCATGGTGCCGAGTGTCACGGGAGCGTTAACGGAGTCGCTCGATGCAAGCGTAAATACGTCACCAGCCGGCGGCGGCACGGGTTTGCCTCCGGCGTCTAGGGTCTGAATAGGAACGTAGGCAGTGTTGCCGACGTTGAGTTCATAATTGGGCATTGGTTTTTCTCCTTTGGTTTCGAGTGCTGGTAAGACTAACGCGAGTTTGACTGCGGGGCGTTGCGGGCGTTCTCCCGCGAGTATTTCTGAAAGCTCGTTTTCTATCTTATTGATCTGAAGAAATATGGCGAGGCTCAGGACGGCCAGTGCCACAAGTGTACCACCGAGCGCGTAGGGCGCGATCTGGAGTGAGAAGGTCAACGCTTGCGCTTCCTCGTTGCAGGCTTGGTCGAGGCGATGTGGACCTTCTCCACAAGCGCGGCCTTATCGTCTTGCAGGGCGTTCTTGTCGTCTTGTAGCCCGGCATTCTCTCCCCGCAAAGCCTTCAGGGTTCCATCGGTATTCGTTTTTATCTTGTCAAGGCGCTCCACCATTTTGTTGCCGCCAACGAATATCGCGATTCCAATGCAGACGTTAAGGAACGCATTGAAGAGCGAGAGCCCGATTTGCTCGACAGTGTTCACGTCGCTTCGCCTACGTCGTGAGGTGCGCCATGTACTGCCACACCCCGAACGCCTTCAGCAGCCAGAGCACCACGGCGATAATCACCACAATGTTGAGAATCTGCTTGAGCTTGGCGTCCATCGGAATGTAGGTGTTGACTGCCCAAAGCAGGACCCCCACGACGATGATAGTGACGATGATAGGTAGTAACGGCATTATGCTAAACCTAACTTTCCGGCGACGTACGCCTTGACCGCTGGGATTTGCGCGTAACAAGCGTCTCCCGGACAAGCGGTCGAATAGTCGCCAGGGTCGTTTGGGTACAGCGCGGCGACATCGCGGTGCCCAATGGTTCCGGTGATAGTTGGATAGTGTTGATGCACCTCAACGGCTAAATCTTTCAACGCCTGAAGCTGCACCGCCGGGACCTCGCTTTGGTAGCCATCTGTCCCAGGCTCGAAGTCCCCTGCGAGGCACACGTCAACCGATGGCGAGTTGTCACCGTAGGCGGCTGATGGAACAACGTTGCTGGGACGGCCTTCGTAGACCGTACCATCGCCACCGATAAACCAGTTGTAGCCAATCATCGCCCAACCTTCGGCGCGATGTTCCGCGTCAACGTCGAGCGGCGACTGGTTTGGAGCACCGTCGCTGTGGTGGATAATAAGTGTCGTTATCTGCGATACGTCGCGCGGCGTCATAGCGAACGCGGGCGGCGGGTAGGCTACGCTAACGATATTCATACGCCCATGCACTCCCAGTTGGTCGCAATGGTAAGACCCTTCGCCAGGGTGGTCGCGCTGGTGTTATAGACGTTGATTTGAAACTGTGTTCCGTTGACGTATTCGGCGTAGGTCAACTCGCCGGTCGTATCGTTGTTAACCGCACTGCAGCTATAGGTGATGCCGGTGAAGCCCGCGCCATTCGTGAAGTTCACCACTCCGTTATTTGGCGAGGTGCCGACGGCGCAAGGCGCAGAGGGTGGACACGCCGATGCCACGGAAACCACCAAGGAACCGTGGTGAATGTGATAGCCGTTGCCGCACGGGTTGTTTGATGCCGAGAAGCAAGGCGGCATAGGCCCTGGGGACGTTGACGCCGTGGCTGCGCCGTAGATCGACTGTACCGGCACAAGCGCAGTTACTAGCGAGGCGCTCACCGACACGGTGTTCTGCTTACTCGATGTGTTGCACGTTGCGGTCGTGCAGTTGACGAGGTTGACCAGCCCGCCGTTTGGTGCCAGCAGGTCGGCATTGCTGCCGCCGTTATTGTAAAGTTGCGGGTCGGAAGGACCGGGGCTGGTTATCCCGCCGTCTGCCGAGCCAAGGTCGAAGTTGCCGCCCGGGCCAAACGAGGCCGTGCCGCTGGCGAAGTACGGGAGCACCGTTGCGGCCGAAGCGAGCGTGCCGGCAAAGAGCAGCAGGGTGAACCACCCCGGGAGCGGGCGGCAGAGCAAGCGTAGGAATTTCATCTGTAGCGTCCTTTCGAGACGGGGCAGAACCAATACTCGTCGGTTCGATTATGGCACACCGTGACCCGCGGGCCTCGGTCCCCAGGACCGTACTGCAACCGGCAGTGCTTGAAGTCCCCAACGCAGAGCATCGACCCCGCGGTGGTGGCGACCGTGGCGTAGCCGAAGTGCGGTGGCGGCAGAGAGTCGGGAGCGGGCTGGTGCCAGGGCGACATCATGTACGCCGAACCGGCAAGAAAGACGAAAAGCGCGAGGACGGCGAACTTCACTTGGCGTTCCCCTCGTAGTGGTGCGCTCTGTGCGCCAGCGGGTTAGCTGGCGTCGTCGGGCCGAAGATGCTGGGCTGCGGGCAAAACTGGAGCACGCCACATCCTCCACAGCCCGCGAGCAGAAGCGCCAAGGTGAACCTAATCACTTTACGCCGCGACCTTTGCAGGCAGGGCAGATACGGTCCACCGGAATCGCAGGCGTCCCGATCGGCACAAAGCCTTTGCCGTTACATTCCTTGCACTTCATTAGTAGTCCACCACTGTATGGTCGTGCTTCATGGTCGCCAGGAAATACGCCGGTGTGAACTTGCCGGTGTACGAGAGCGTGGAATACGCCCTTGCAGCGTTCTGGTAGTTGAAGAAGTCTCCAAGCCCAGCCGAGCGCGCGTCGGTTTGCCCCAGCGACGGCAAGTAGAAGGTTCCTTCGATATAGTTAAGGATGCTGCCATATGATTCGCGCGTAGTGTGTGAGATTGTTCCTGCCGCCGTGTAGGGCGACACGACAAGCATCGGAACCCGAAAGCCTAACTCGTAGTAGTTGAACATATGCGGAGGCTCAGGGTCGTACAGTCCACCCCAATCGTCCCAGACTACGATAATAGCCGTGCTATTCCAAAATGGCGAGTTACCAACGGCATTGATGACGGAAAGTACCCATGCAGGCCCGCTTCCATTCGTTACGGTCATGTGGTCGGATGCTAGTCCGGTTGGCGTAATCCAAGTCACGTTGGCAAGATGTCCATTCGCAATGTCAGTAAGAAACTGCGACGGAGGCTGGATGACGTTGCTAAGATATTCGCTCGGGCACGTTGGAACCGATACGCCGTAAGTACATCCGTACTGGCTTAACATATCAACTCCGTTCCATAGCCAGTACCAGTATGGAGCGTACGGCTGCGTGACGTAGTACTTCCATGACAACCCAGCCGCATCGAGTTCGTTAAGAATCGAGTTCGCTGATGTGCATGGAAATGTAGACGATACGGCGTTGGTCGTCGGGTTTCTTGTTCCAACAGTAGTTCCGGGGGCAGCATCGCAGCCCATCACGTTTGAGGCGTTGTTTTCCGCAATGTAGACCTGCGAGCCCGGTACAATCGGGCAAGCCCCGACGATCAGATAGCAATGCGCTGGGAACGATGGTCCCTGGTTGGACTGGTATACTTGGTCGCCGATACCATAGGAGGTTGCAATATCCCAGTACGGCTGTACCTCAACTTGCGGAACGTAGGTCACGGCGCACAAAGCAGTCGGGGTTGGTTGCGGGCCTCCGGCAGGCGTAGCAATCGGCGTGGGAGAGGGGCAAGTCGCAGCACACGTTACCTGAACATCAGTGCATTGAGAGCTTCCCCACCCTTGCATGGTACAAGCAGTCGGATACGTCGAACCACACTCGATTTGAAAGTTTGCGTGTGTGTGGGTAACTTCATAATCGTCTGGACTCTGCGACGGATACGCCTGCGTGAGATACTGCGGCGAAACGGGCCACACATAGCCGTTGCCATCTGTGTACGTTGTCGAGGTCGTCGTGCCGGGGTAGCCCATAAAGAGATTGTTGAAGCTGCGGTTCTCTTGCACAACGACGATGATATGCGAGATGGGCGTTAGGCTCGCGCAGCAGTGAAGCTGCGCCGTTTGACCCATGAGTGTAAAACCGAGCAGCGCAACGGAGCTAAAAAATAGCTTGTGAATCCCGAATGGTTTCAAATCGGCAATGCCTTCACATAGCAGACTCCGCGTACCGTCGTTGCGGCTAACGAGTCAAAGTCTTGGCAGTTGAATGAGTACGTCGTACTGTTGGCATATTGCGCTGTCCAAAACGCTGTAACCGGATTGAGGGCTCCGCTCGTACCAGCTAACGCCCCGGACGGGGTGGTCGAGCATGGGGTAGTGGTCGTGCTGCTAGTTCCTGCACCGCCGGTCCCAGCAGTAGTGCTTACAATACACATAGAGTGTGTAGCACTTCCCGCATCACTCTGCCATATTTCAATCTGCCATCCGCCTACCGGTCCCAGCGATACTCCGGTCGTTATGCCGACCGTGGCCACTACCTCTTGAGAGCCGTTTGGGAGCGTCGTCGCGTATGCTGCTGGCGTTGGAATAACTGGATTCGGCGGAGGCGGTAACGCAAGGGTGTAGGGGTAGGTGCCTGTCCAAGCGGGAGGTCCAGGTGAAACGGTGATACTTGGCGACGGCGTTGATTGTGGGCCAGGCGTTGGACAGTTGTAGGATATGGTTCCAGCGGCCGGTGGCGTCGAGACGCCGATGCACTGACCAGCCGCCGGTGTGCCCGAGCTACCGGGCGGTCCAGTAGGGCCCGTGGGCCCCGGCGCACCCGATGCCCCTACCTTTGCGATTGAACCGCTCCCGTTGCCGCAGGTAATCGTTCCCGCAATCACCGCGCCTGTCGCGCCACTCAGCACTACCTCGAAGCCGGTCTTACCGCTCACTGGCGCAGTTAGCTGAGTCCCGGCAACCGTAATCGTTTGCGACCCGCTCCCCGGTGCGCCAAGGTCAGGAACGCCAGTTACGTTGAACCAGTTCGCCCCGTTGTCGGCGCTCGTCTTGAGCGTGATCGTCCCGCTGCCCATCGTTGCCGTACTCGGCACCGACACCGTGCAGAACGATTGGCCGTTGATATTGGGCACCACGAACGTACCGCTGCTGCCGTTGAGGTTGAACGTGAGCGGGCCGATGTTTGGCGGGAAGATGGTTTGACCGAGGCCGTTTGCCATCAGCCCGCACCCGGCAAGCATCAGCAAGGCGAAGAATCCGCGTGCTTTTAGTTTCATCCTGGGGCTCCATAAGGTCGAACGGAGGGGACGCAGTACGTCGAAACGACGGCCGTACCGCTAGTGTATGCGCTCATCCGAACGCGAAAGAAAACCGTAGCGAGAACCGGGGCCGTGCCGTAGAACGCCGCCGTCGCCGAGTTGACGGCCGAGCCGGTCGTGGGCGTGAGGTAGGCGCTGCTCCAGTTCGACCCGTCCTCGCTCAGTTCAAAGACGAGCGTACCGGAAAACGTTCCAGAGATAAGCGCGGCGCAGTCCGCGTTACCGCTGGCGAGTTGGAACGTCGAAGCCGAAGCCGGTGGGCACACGCCGCCCGCGCACGCCGCCGCAAGCGATTGCGTGACGACGCGCTGCGGGTCGAGGTAGCCCGGCCCTCCCTGTTGCGCGAGCGCGTAAGCAGGCCAGAGAGCCAGAAGCGTAGCGAGTAAAAGCGTTCGCATCAGTAACCGATCGCCAGCCAGAATATCGTACCGGTGCTACCTGCGCTGCCGCCCATCGCCGTCAGGTTGAACTGCGTGAGCGGGTTAGCGATTCCGGTAATGTTCGTCGCGGCGGAAATGGCCGCGGCGGTAGCCTGCGCCTGCGTATTCTCGCGGACGCCGGTATAGATACCGAACACCTGATTCACGAACGGAATATCGTATGCCACTAGCAGGTTAGCGCTGTTATCGAACGGCACGGTGCTTGGCGTTCCCCACTGAAAGATGAGGCCGCCTGGTAAGGTTCCGTGCCCGGTTTTCGCCAGGTTGAGCGATGTAAACACCGTCGAAAAGTTCGTCCCGTCCAGGTTGCCGTTCACCACGTTGGTAATCGCGGCGAAGTTGGCGTTGACCTGAGACGACGAAATGGTCGTACCAGGGACAAAGGTGAACGGCATCGTTATGAGTGACATAGCGTTCCTTTACCGCCCAACCATTACGAACGTCGGGCTACCAGTGTAGTAGATGGTGCAATACTGCCCCGGCGACAGATCGAATGTGCCCGAGGTCAACGGCGACGTGTACGAAGCTGTCGCCGGAGGGATAGGGGCTTGCGAAAACTTAATCGCCGTAATCGTGCCGCCAGTCACCTCGATGGTCGCCGGGCCGTAGTACGGCGTCAAGCCTGCGGTTTGGGCTGAGAACGACACGCCGCTCGTCGGCATCCTCGAGGTGATAATCGTCCCACCTGGCGCGTCGTTATAGCCAGGACAGTTGATAACGCGCAGGTTGATCGCTGAACCAACCGTCGAGTAAATGGGGGTGCTGTAGCCTCTCATGTTCGCGCCGATAACGTATACGGTGCCGATCGGAGCCGCCTTCACGAGCACCGCGTACTGCGCCGCCGATGGGTTCTCGGCATTCGGAAGCGACGGCGTTAGGTTCGTCCCCATAATCAGCCCGTCGCCGCATTGCCCGGTAATCGCAATCGCCGCGCCGCCGTTTGGCGACGAGTTCCCAGCGTACCCGCCGATAATGCGCCAGTCCGAGCAGACCCCGATTTCGTAGATGTACTGATTGGCCTGCGGAGTGGGCGCATCGGAAAACACCGTGCAGCCGTTAAACTCGATGTCGTTGATATTGGTTGATGCGCCGCCGTTTGCGTCTATCTGCACCACCGGCAGGCCATCCGTCGCGTCATCTTCTTTGTGGATAATGCACGAGGTGAACTTTTCGGAGTAGATGAGCCCCGCCGAGGTCGAAGGGACCATCCGCACCGCAGTGCTGAAGATCGCCATTTCGAGGTTCGTGTACTGGTTGTAGCGATTCTGCTGCGAGCTTTGGCTGTAGTCGATTCCGTACTGCCAGTGGAAGATGTGCTGGAACGAAACGATTGAATGCTCGGTGCCTTGCAGCGACAGGAAGCTGTTGCCTAACGGGCCGCCGTCGTTCCCGATAGCGTTTTGGTACGCCTCGCCCGGGCCGATGACAAAGCATTCCGGGTTGCTGAAGATGACTTGCTGGCACCCGCTCAGGTTCCCGCCGTAATGGAACGTGCAGCCGCGCGCTCCGGCTTGCAGCCCCACGACCATTGCGGTCGGCCAGCCTTCAAAAACGCAATCTTCGGCTACGAGATTCCACAGGTTTGAGTTGATGCAGGTCGTGGTCGGGAGCAGCGGATTTTGGCAGCCGAACGCGATGTTACGGAAATAGACGCCTCCCGAGGTGTGCGGCTCGAACCCGAATAGCAGCGTGCCGTCGCCGACCATCGAGAGCATCGTTTGCGCGGGGCCGCCTTTGCCGTCGCCGCTATTGGCAACCGTTGCGCCCGCGCCTTGAAATACCGTCTGAATCGGGATGACGTAGCCACTGCCAGGGCCAGGCGCAATCGGGAAGCTCCCGGCCGGCAAATAGGCTATGCCGCCGCCGCTGCCGTTGTTGAGCGCAGCCATCGTGGCAAGCATCGTTGCGAACGCCGTGCCGTTTGTGACCGACCCGCCGTTGACCAGCGCACCGAAGTTGAAAAAGTTGTACCAGTTGAGCGCGGAGAGGTCTGACGTTGCGACAAGCGCTCCGGCCGGAGGTCCCGCGTTGAGGGCAACCTCGATCGCCAAGAAGTTGGCGTTGACCTGGTTAGCGTCAGCGACCGTGTTCGGCAAGAACGTGTTCGGAGTAACGAAACCTAAAGCCATCTAGCGCCGCGCATTTTGGGCGAAACTTCCGGTGATTCCTGAGAATACCCAGGGCAGTTGGTCGGTTACGCTCCAGGTTCCAGCGTCCCATTTGCTCAAATCCCAAACCGCACCGCCGGTGCCGATGCCGCTTTGTAGGCCGAACGAGAACGCTTCGGCTTGAATGCCAGGCGCTTGAATCGGCGGGAGCGGCGTCGAGCCCCACGGTGCGCGATTCCAGCTTCCCTCGTTCCACACCAAGAAGTTGCCAATAGTGTTCGGCAGCAGCGAGAACACGTCAATGCGCGAGGCAGGCGCGTTCCACGACGTGAGCGCCGCGGGCTGAGATTGCCAGAAGGCCGTGTCCCAAACGGAAACGTCCCAGAGCGCGCCGGTCGATTGCGCAGCGTACACCGCAGCGGTGAATACCGATTCCTGGCCGTAGTCGGTCTGCACCGTCGCGGTTCCGCCAAAGCTGATTGGGTAGAGAATCTCGGGATAGATGCGGTGCAGCGTCTTGACGGTTCCCGGCTCGCCGACCTTGAAGAACTTCGTGGCAACCCAAACCTGAATCGTTGCGCCGTTATCGTTGTTCGTTGTCGTATCGTCCCAGAGCGCGCCGTCCCAGGCGCTTACGTTCCACAGTGAGTTGGTCTGCCCGACATACGGGTCCCAAGTATAGACACGCCCGTTCGTGCCGCCGACCAGACACGCCCACGGCGACGGGTCGCCAGGCGCGTTAATCAACGTCGAGCAGGTAATCGCTTCGCCCAGTTGCAGCACCGTCCAGCCCTGAATGTTCGTATCGTAGACCAGCACCGAGTCGATGACGTTGGCGTTTGCCGATGAGTACGCGATATGGTATCGGTCGTAATAGGTAAACGCAAAGAACTGGTTACGGTCGCCTTGCATCGGGTAGCCGGTCGTGAACGGGTCGTTGGTAATCCACGGCTGTACCTTGGTCGAGAAAGGCGTTATCGACTGGGTCGTCAAGCTCGTGCCAGGCGTGAATAGATAAGCGTTGTTATTTCCGAGCAGGTATTCCACGCCGTTCACGCTCTGCATGGCATAGCCGCACGCCACGCCGTCGTTGTCCATCGGCACGTTCTGCAGCGTGTAGTTCGCAGGCCCGGTCCCGTAGACGAGCGCCAGGCCGTTCGGCAACCCTACACATAGCATCGCTTGTGCGCCTGCGCCCACCGAACTCAGGCCCACTACCGGCTGGCCGAAGTCGAAGATGCTATAGCCTGCGATCGCCTCGAACGAATCGCCCGCCACTTGCCCGGCGCCCGTGGACATTACCTGCGTCGGAAAGTTTGGGATGCCGCCGAACCACACCACGCCGTTGACGAGTTGGCACCACTGCGCGCCCTTCGCGTTCCCCCAGCCTGGCGGGTGGTACAAGTTGTGCCCGTCGTAGATGAACGGCCCTTTGCCAGGTTCGCCCGTGCAGATGACCGCGACTTCCGTGAGGCCAGACTGGTTCGTGAGCGGGAGCGGGTTGGCTTGCGGGTCCGAAGCCATCGTAACGCTCCACGGCTTATCGTTCTTGCCCAGGCTCAAAGTTGCTAGCGCCACCTTCGAGTCGAGGTCGTACAGCACACCGCCGCACTGCGCGAGCGTTCGCACGACTTCCACGCCCTTCGTTGCCTGAACGTATTGCGCGAACCGGAACAAGCCGAGAACCGGTTCGTCCACGGGAAGCGTTTGATAAAGGTTCAAGCCGCTGCGCGATTGGAAGCCACCATCCGGGCGAAGGTAGCCGTTTAACGCCTGGGTCAGTTCGTTATCGGCGAGATTTTGGGGGCTCGATTTGCAATTGAGCCCTCCCGAAAAGTCATATATACCAAAGTCTATTTGCCCTGCGGTGTCGCGCCGCATCTTACCGTAGCGTTGGAACGGCATTTAGAGCCACCACGGCATGGCAGAAGGACCGCCTTGAGAGGTAACGTCCCTCACTTGAGCCTGCTTCGGCACCGAGCGCCGCGCCATCGAGTCTTTCAACTTCTGGATTTGCGTATCGAACTGAGGCTGGAAAATATCCTTACTTTCATCGCCTCGCTGATTCGCTTCGAGCACGCGGCAACACGTCCACAGAACGACGGCTTCCTGCGCGAGTGTATCAAGGTTGGTTGAAGAATTCGTCGTCGCATCGGACCACAGTTCCGGGCGACCGCGATAATAGACATTCAACTGCCCGAGCATACACGGAGGATAAAGCTGCGCGGTCATAACGTTGCTCTCGTCTTGATAAACCATGTAGTAAGTGGGCGGTCCAGCGCCGACGCCAGGGAACCCCGAACACTGCTGCATGAACGTCTGCGGCTCCAACTGCCACATGGGATAAACTATTGCCGTTGAAGGCGCTGGCGTCAGCGGGCCTGTCGAAAACGACATAGAGAAAACATCTTGCACATCCTCGGTAAACGTCACGACCTGCTGGCCCGCCGTCACGGGATAGATTCCGTACAAGCGAATCGCGCCAAGCTCGCCCTCGACTTGCTCGATACCAGCGTTTGCAAGCGTGATGACGCCAGCCGCAGTCGGGTTCGTAAACTCGTTCGTGCGGAGTTGAACCTGAGCTACGAGGCTCGCCCCGGTGTAGCCAAACGGCGTGGCGATTTAGCGCCTCGACATTCTGCGCGACTTCTTGCGCGATGCCTTCTTTTTGCCGCTCTTTTTGCGGTTACGAATAGCGATAGCGATGGCTTGCTTTTGAGCCCGCTTCTTGCCGAACTTCTTCTTGGTGTGGCGGTACGTTTTTCCGGTGTGTAGCTCCCGGATGGCCGTGCCCACATCCTCGCCGGGAGGTAACGGCATCTTACGCCCTACTGCGCTTTGTGGTGCTCATCGTTGTCCTCGCCGCTCGACCCAACGCCATAGGGGTTGGATGAGAGTTCGCTGGCGTTCACCGTCCGCACGCCCAGGACGCGCTCGCCCGCATCGCCAAGCACGCCGGAACACTGAATGTCCCCGCCGCGCGTGGGGTCGTGACTATCGTACCAAGCACGATCGTCAGAAGTGAGTGGCCCTGGACGCCGCGGGTCCGGCGGAGGAATGTAGCTGAACGCGCGCGGCGCCACAGGTCTGTTACGGGCCACTACTCGACCTCCGCCAGTTCCATCGCTTGCACGAATCGGCCGTCCACGCGAATCGGCGCTTCCTTCGGAATCTCGCGAATGAACTCTACGAAACCAAACGCATTCTGCGAGTCGGTCGATTTGCCGTCATCCATGATGCGCCATACCGGGTTGTGCTTGCGAGTCCAGCGCAGCATCAGCCGCTGCGTTTCCTCGCCGCGCGTCTTTTCATCCGGCAGGCCAGTTGGAAGCAGCGCGTGCATCCGTTCCCAGTTGCCGCAGTACAGGTCCCACGCGCCTTCGGGGATTTGCTCGATCGGCGGATTGTCCGGGTCGTCCGCGGGCGCCGGCATGATCGCGAACCGCTGGCCATCGAAGTTGATCGTGAGCATTGCGGGCTCGATCTTGTCCTCGTAGATGCTCATATCACGGCGCGCTGCAGCACGGTAAAGGTTCTCGGCGTTGCCGTAGGTCGTGCGATACTCTTTGCCCTTGGCGGTCTGCGAGGTGAGCGCTTCTTCCGCGCCGCTTAGGGTCGAAACGGAGACGACAGCCATCCGGCGCACTTTCTTGCGCGAGTGATTCACGACGTAGACGTTCGGGCGTTTGGGCGTAGCGTTGAACGGCGTTTGCAGGTTCGCTTCGCCTGCCAGCGTGCCGAGCGGGGAAGAGTTGAGCGATTGAACGATGTCGGCTTCGGGCGTCTGCGCTCCCGGTCGCCATTGCTGGCCCGGGATAGTGCTGCGCCCCATGCGCGTTAAATCCTGTGCGCGCTGAAGCTCGGCAATCTCGACGGTAGTTGGCACTGGTTCCTCCTAGACCGTCTCGTAACGTTGAGTGAAGAAGGGCGCCATAGAGACGAACCGGCGCCCTTCCGTTGCTACTGCTGAACTAAAACCCGCCAACCCAAACCGGATTTAGAACCGGCGTCGATGTGCTGGCCGCTACGACTCCCAGCGAGATTGCCAGGGTCGTTCCGGCCGGCGGCGAGATGGTCGGCGTGGTGACCGCCGTGTACGCCGTGGCCGCGAGTCCCGTATCGTTGAAGGCGTACGTCGGCGACGAACCCGGTACGACCGAGAAGTAGCCAATGGTGCCCAACGTGCTCGGCACGCCAGCCGAAGCCGTGCGGTCGATAACGTAGAGTGTTGCGCCCGTTACGGCGCTCCAGGTGATTTGGTTGTAGTTGACGCTCGAGAGCGTGGCGTTGCCGGTCGTCACCGTTCCAGCCGTCGATTCGGCCGAGTACACGCCGTTTGGCAGTACCGCGGTGATCTTGTAGCTGTAGCTGACCGTACCGGCCGTGCCCGAGGTCGTTACCGTGGGCGTTGACGGCGCTGTAAGCCGCTGGAAGAACTGCGTGCCCGACGTGTTCGGCACGATCGCCAGGCCCGTGTCGTTGAACGACGCATCGGTAGCCCCCGTGTACCCGATAACGCCGACCGTTGACGGCGTGCCGGCAGACGACGTGCGCACGATGATGTAACTCACGGCGTCTCCTACTGGCGTATAGGTGATTTGGTTGTAGTTGACGCTCGAGAGCGTGGCGTTACCGCTGGTAGTGCTGGCGGTCGTGCCGTGAGCAGCCGATGCGGTTCCGTCTGCACCAACGGCGACGAGCGCGTAGGTGTACGTCGTGGAGCCGGACGTGCCAACCGACGTAACGGTCGGCGTCGGTGCGCCGCTCGGCGGCTGGAACGATGTGAGGTTCCCCAAGCCGTCAGCGCAAAGCAGCGTGCCAACCGCGATCGCGTTGGTCGTAGTCGTGCAAAGCGCCTGAATCGGCCCGTTGCAAACGATTGTCGGCTGTTGCCCGATTCCGAGTCCTGGCGCAACATTCACGATACCGTAAGACAGCGGAGCGTGGGCGCGGGCGTAAGTCTGCGATAGCGTCCAGTATCCGCCCCCAGAGTTGCTCGTTATGCCAGGCGGTAGACCGTATCCAAGAACCATGAGGTTCCCTTGCAACGCGCCGTTAGCGGCGAGATACGCAGGCGTTTGGTCGTTCACCATGCGCGCGATCGGCTCCAACGTTGGAATACCAATCATCGGGATGGTCGTGGTGCCCGCTACGGCGTTACCGCCTGCGCCACCGGGAAGAATGCTCGTCTGTGACGACGGGTTCCCTGACGACATATTTTGCGACCATAGATTTAAAAGTGCCATCTAGCTCACCGACCCTCCCACAGTTCGTTGTAGCGGCCTTTTTCGAGCGGTGCGCCGCCGCCTTCGAACTGCAACCCCGCTTCGGATTGTATCGCTTTGTCGTCGCGCGCATCGCCGATTGGGTAGTCGATTCCCATGTTTTGCGGCACGATGAACCTGTCTTCGGGATAATCGGGGCCGACGTTCTTCCCGGTGCGAACCTTCGGATTTCCAGGGCGATCTCTTTTTAAACTCATTGTTTACTCCTAAGCCGCCAACGCGGCTGCGAAAGGATAGTGAACCATCATCGTCCTCGGATGCGCCTTGCGCGCGAGCTTGCCGTTGCAAGAGCGGCACTGAGCGATGAGGTTAAGCGGGTGGTTCGTCCCGCCATTGGCGACTGCTATCAGGTGCGCGATTTCGCTTTTTACCTCGCTCGGGGATTTACCGCAATCAAGGCACGGTTGCGCTTGAAGGAACTTGACGAGCTCCTTATTCATCTTGCCCGCAGCGCGGCGGTTGTGCTGGTTCATCAGCGACTCAAGGCGACGAGCCTCAGGACCTGCGGCGTTCCGCCTGGCCCGCCTGCCAGCGTTGATTTCCTCGCGATTAGCGGCCTCCCGCTTGCGGGCTTCGGTTTTAATGTGTTCCCGGTTGGCTTCTCGCCAAGATAAGTGCTTGGCGCGAGCAGCCTCTGGGTCGCGATTACGAAAACGGTTTTGAACGAAGCGACGGTATGCACGAAACGAAACCACATCGGCTTCCGTCTTTACCTTACCGAGAGAACGAATCGGAAACTCGCCTTCGACTTCTTCGTAAATCATTTTAGTGTTTTTCTGCTTGTTAACTCAGAAGCCTATAACGATTGGAGATCATTGATTGCGCCGTACCATCCGTTCAGGCGCGGTTCGTCTGAAGCGAACTGGAAGGCGATGACGTAACGACTTGTCTTAGAGAGGACGCCGGGCGTGTCAATCCACGGAACGTAGTCGAAGCCCTTAAATCCAAAGTAGTGCATCCGGGTGTGATTCATGTTGAGGAAGTAGTAGGTGTACCCGAGATAGCCGCCCGTTGCGTTGATCGTGGGTGGGAAGTGGTTGTCGCCAACGACTTCCGCGCCGAGCAGATGCGGGTTGCCGGTGTACGGGTTTGCCGAGTCGCCGGGGCTCACGCGAATCTGCGAGTCGAGCGTGAAGATGTAGGACGACACGCCTTGCTGATTGACGAAGATGTGCGTCGGCGCGGCGTCACCGACGACGCAAGCCGTGTACTCGCGAAGCATCTGCGCGCGGCTCGTATCGTTCGTGGCGTTGCCCAGCCCGCTGGTCGCGAGCGAGATGACGTTGCCTTGCCAGGTGGCCAGGCTGTTCGTGCCGGTTCTCGCGATGTTGCCGTACACGTTGTAAAGCTGGCCGTTGTCGCACGCCTCGACCACGCCGAAGGCCGGTTGCCCGGTCTGCGCGTTGGCGCCCTTCGTGAGGTTCGTAAGGTCGTCGGCGATGAGGTCCGAAAGCGAGGCGATAGCCGTCTGGACCTGAAGCGTGAGGTTGTCCACACGCATATTTGGCCCGCGCACGAGCCGGAGCGTTTGATAGTCGATCGTGACGGCGGCCTGATACCACGACCAGGGGAAGGCCGCCACGGAGAGCAGCGACTGCGGCCCGGAAGCCAGCGTGTCGTACTGCCCGAAACTTTGGGCCGTCATGTTCTTCGCAGTGAGCAAGGGCAGCGCAAGGTAGCGCCCCTCGTCCACGCGGTTGGCCGAATCGTAGGCGATCTTCGGAACGCGAGCCGATTGGAAAACGTTGTCCGTCACATAGGGGACAAACGCTTCAGCTAGGACCGCGCTCTCCTGATCGTATCCACCGAGGCCGGTAGTTACTGCCATGGGCAAAACTCCTAAGCAAAAGACGAGTTATCGTCCTCGATGCTTGGAGTTTCTGGCCGCTTTCCGGGTCCCCGCGAGGGGTTGTCCGGGCGAACGTCCAGGTCCGCGCTGAGGGCTGCTGCTGGTTTCGGGTGTCCGTGCCGTGTGCCGGGGGCTTGCGCTTGACCGGGCGGCGGCGGGCCGAATCCTTCACCTCAACGTAGCACGCTTGTCAACGGGCTCGCGCGGGACTACGATTGGGCCGGAGGAATCACTTTGCGTATTCTCGTCGCGCTCGCCGACCAAGCCGGCCAGTCGTATTGGCGGCAGATAATGCCGCTTTCCCGCCTGCCAGAGCACACGGTCCTCTTTACCGACGTTCTCGACCCCGCGTTTTTCCTGAGCGCGGACCTCGTAGTTACGTCGCGCGTCTCCACCCAGCCGATGCTAGACCTTCTGAAAACGCTCAAGGCCGCGGGCAAGCCGACAATTCAGGATTTTGACGACCACCTCCACCAGCTCCAGCACAACCCAGAGGCGCGAAGCGTCTACGGCACCGGCCAGTGGGGAACCCGCATCTTCGAGGAGGCGCTACCGATCGCCACCGTGGTTACCGCTTCCACGCGGCGGCTGGCCGACGAGTACGCCAAGTGGCGGCCGGGCATCGAGGTGGTGGAGAACTTTATCTCCGACGAGGCGTTTGCTCGGTTGTCGCCGTCCGAAATCACCGGCAAGCCTAAGCGCGAGGGCGAGATTCGGATTGGCTACGCTGGGTCCTCGACGCACGGCGGCGACCTGGCGCTCATCGCCCGCCCGCTCCGCAAACTCTGCGCCCGCTACCCCGAGGTAAAGCTCGTCTTTTTCGGGCAGCCCCCGACGCTCCCAGGCGTTGACCCGGCGCGCATCGAGTTGCACGGCTACATCGACCCCGAGCTGGACGAACAGCCCTTTGCCTTCATGGACCGCTACTTCGATCGGGTGAAGTCCCTCGACCTCGACGTGGAGATGGCTCCGCTGGTGCCCAACGTGTTCAACGCCTCGAAGTCGTTCTTGCGGCTGCTCCAAGCCGGGGCGTGCGGGAACCCCGTCGTCGCGTCGAGCTACGGCCCGTACCGCGAGTATCGAGAGCGCGGTGGCCCTATCATTCCATGCTTCGATGAGCGTGAGTGGCTTGAACGCCTTTCGATGCTAGTCCGGCATACTTGCGCTCGGCGGGACTTCGCCAAGGAGAACCACGCCTACGTCCGCGAGCACCATACGAGCGCGGTGGGGCTTGCGGCCTGGCGGCGCGTCATCGCGCTGACGGCAGAATCGCGTGCTCTTTGTGGAGCCGGTTGAACCGAACGCACGATACCATCGCCTCGAACGCCGCGTCGATCGCTTGCTGACGAAGCAGCACGAGCGGCGAGAACCGCGCCTTCTCGAACTCCGCCAGCGTCTGATTGAGGCGGCAGAGAAGCTCGGCGCGGTCACGCTCTACTTGCGGGTCTATCGTCCAGCCATCGCCGCTTGGCGTGCCATCTGCTGGCGGATGTACTCTTTCGGGTCTGCCGCGACCCCGTTGACCCGCGTTGCCGGCGGCGGCGGGACCTTCTTGACGTGCGGCGCGGCGGCTGGAGTGCCAGTCGCGACCGCGGCGGCGTTGGCGGCAGCGACCTTCTTCTCGGTAGCGGCTGCGACGGCAGCGACGGCGGGTGACGCCGAAGCGGCTTCCCGTTCGCGCCGCAGGTCCTCGTAGGCCAGAACGATACTGGACGGCGTTTCGCCGTACTGCTCGAACAGCCCCGACGCTCGGCCGTAGTTGATCGCCCGCATAAAGGAGTTCTTGTCGCGCTCGGGGTCACCGGAGAATTCGTCGCCGTAGCGCTGCACGAGCGCGGCGTAGCCTTGGTTCCCGACATTCACGCGGTACTGGTACTCGCGCGCGGCGTTCGTTTCGGCCGTGCGGCGCTGCTCCTCCTCGCGCGCCATCTTCTCGACCAGGTTCGTCACTTGCCCGAGCTTGTCGTTGTACGGCTTGAGCGCTTCGGCTAAGAACGGGTCCTCCGCTTCAGTGAGCGGCGCCACGGGCGGCCCGGCGGGAGCGGCTGCGGCGGCGACGGCTGCGCCAGCTTGGGCCGCGGCGGCCTGCGCCGGAGTGAGCGGCTGGCCCGCGATGCGCCGGTTGTAGGCGTCCACCACGAAATTCCCATACTCGGGGTCCTCCAGCGCCCGCTGAATCAACGGCAGAATCGCTTTGAGGCGCCCGTCGCCCACCAGTGGCTCGACCGTCTTTCGTAGGTCGCCCAGGAACATCGTTTTGCGCGAATAGTCGGCGCGGCGCATATAGCCGTTGCGAACGGCGGCGGCCGAGTCCTTCGGCACCCGCACTGTGAATTTCTGATCGAGGTCGGGGTCCTCGTATTCCACCTCCTCGAAGTCGTCGGCCGGCCGGTCGAGAATCGCCTGCGCTGCGGCTTCGGCGGCAGCTTCCCCGGTCGGCGCGCCCTCGGCGGGGGGGACATGCACTGGCTGAGTCGCGGCGTCTGAAACATCGGCGGCGGCTTCGGATACGAACCTCCCGCTCGCGGGGTCGCGCTCCTTCGGCGCGGCGGTGCCCGCAATCTCAGCCTTCGCCTCGGCCAACGCGTCGGTCGTGCCGCCAGCGTCACCCTCCGGCAGCGCAACGGCGGCGCGGCCTGCTATCGGCTTGCCAGTCTCCTCATCGAGCGCCTCGGTCCCGCGCGAAAAATCCGGTAGAAGCTGCGGCTCGACCGCGCCGCCCAGCGGCTCGGCGTGAAGCTCGGCAGCGGCGGGTTTCGCGCCCGTCATCTTGTCCACCAACTCGCGCGCGTGCGTGTTTACGTCGGCCAGCGACGGCGGCCCGTTCCCAGTCTTTGCCATTCGATTCCTCCTAAAAGAAGTGGAGGCGCCGCCTAACGGACGCCTCCACGGATTCCGTTACGACGGACTACTTGCGTCCCCGACGCGATGCCTTACGACCACGCTTCGACTTCTTAAGCTCCTTCATGTGCTTACCGAAGCCCTTGTGCTCTTTCTTTTCCTTACCTTTACGTCTGCGAGCCATTCGATACTCCCCTCCTTTCTCGCCATATAGGCTCCATCTCGCGAGTCACCTAAGACCCGCTATCGGGTGCGGGCTGCGCGTCGGTATCAGCCGACGTGTAGTGCGCGTCCGAACTTCCCTCGCTACCGCCATCGGGCTCCGCAACAGAGGTTGGTGCCCCCGCTGAATCGCCCTTGGCCGTGTAGTGAGAAATCAACTGCGTTCCCGTTTCAACCATCGAGTACAAGACCGCGACCGTTTTGGGCGTCTTGGCGAAGGTCGGCATCTTTATCGCGAGCTTCAACTGGCGCATGGCCGCATCTACTAGCTGCCAACCGCCGGGAAGCTCGGAGGGTAAGTCCTCGAAAGCGGTGGAGGTTAAAGCTGACGGGGGACGGGGAGCTAGCCCCGCCGGGGGCTGAATCGGAGGCGGCCCTGCCGGGGGAGCAGCTGGTGCACCGGGCGGACCCGGCGCGGCTGGGCCCGGAGGTATCATACCTGCTGTCATAGCCCTATAATTTCCCCGCCATCAAACTCCATAATTGCACACTTTATGCCCCTTGGCTACTTTTACGCTTACCGCTCTGCTTTTTGGGCGTTGACCCTGAGTTTGGCTGGCCGATGGAGCCCGTGACCAACCATTGCTTACTTGGGTCTTTGAGATTATCGAAGATTCGCCGCTCTAGGGCAGTCGCGCTTTCAATCAGACCCATTTCCTGTAAGTCTTTCCATACCTCTGGAAGATCAACTAGCATCTTATTTGCCGACATGAGATTCAGCAAGTTGTTGAGGCGTTGCGTAGGCGTTCTTGTTGACCCTGGCTTCGCTTCGACCTTGAGCGGAGCGGTAAAGTATGAGCCAAGAAGCGGTACGCCTTCCATGACGCCGGCCGCATTCTTCAACTGCACGAGATGCGGCGTCGTATAGAAGCGCGTCATCAACTCTAGGAACTGTCCGCCAAGCGTGACCATGCAATCTTCGATTCCGTGCAGCGGGTCACGGAAGCGCACGCCAGCCGATTCCTGATACATCGACACCGTTTCGGAGCTTTGCTGGCCCTTGAACTTGGCGTTACCGCTCGATATGTCGTTGATGCCGCTCAGTTCTCGAATCTGCCCTTCAGCGTAAACCATTTGCTGGTAAACGTACTGCGGCATATCCGGGCCTGGCTCACGCTTGCCGTACCGTAGGCTCTGCATAGTCTCACGCTGGATGGCACCCGGTGCGTTGGTTATATCCTCGTCGGCCATTTCATCGCCGAGCGGGAGACGCCATATCGGGTTAGAGCTAAGATTTGCCGCGTCGAACATCATGTTCATAAAGCGCAGCCAATACTCATACGGGTCGGCGATGAGGTCGAGGTCGGAGAGTCCCCAGAACTCCTGCGGGTCAGGGTAGGCTTCAATCTCGGCAAGCGGGATATAGCCCAGCGGGTTCATCCGGTCGTCGGCCTTGAAGTCCTCGTCCACGATAATTACCAGCCGTCCATCGGGATACAGCGGGTAGTCCACTTTGTGGCAGATGACTTCGAGCGCGTCCATCTCGTCTATGATGCGAAGGCCGCCGTACATTTCGGCCTCGCGCACGATCGCAACGTACTCTTCCGGCCATTCGTAGACGACGTTTCCTTCGGTTATAACGCGCCGCAGGCGCTGCGTGTCGCCATCGGTAAGCGTAACCTTCTTCTCGCGCGTAGCGGGCTCGCCAGCGGCGGTAAACAGCACTTTAGAAACCTTAGTCGTCTTGCGCGGGCGCGTCCAGAACTCGCGCACGATGAGGCCGCTTGTGCCGCCGCTGTTGTCGGGCGGGTTGGCGGTTGCAGCGAAGGGCGGGTTGTTGAGCGTACCGCCATCCGGAAACGCCATCGAGGTCGGCGGCGAGAGCACGTCGCCGTCGTCGGTGTTCTCGAAGCCGCGCTGCTCGGTGCGCTTAGAGATGATTTTGTCGCGGAGGTGCGGCCAGCGAGCGAATATTTTGTTTGGTGATTCGCGGTACTCGTACAGTAGCACTTCGGCGTCGTCAACGCAGGTGGCGTTCGCGTCGGCGAAAACCTGCTCGCCGGTTACAACGGTCAGCGTGGCTCTCGTTTCGCCGCCTGGCCCAAACACTTCAGGAACTAGCCGTAGAAAGTATTTTATCTGAATCCGCGAGCCGAGGATAGCGTTGCGAATCTTCTTACGCCACTTGCCGTCTTTATACGCCTGTGAGAAGGCGGCGGTCGCAATGTCGGCGATTCGCTGCTCTTTCGCGTTGTAGGCGCTGTAAATCACCCGCGGTTCGTTGTCGGAGAGAATCGAAGCCCACTGAATGGGAATCGTAGCGCACTTGTTGAACTGCTTGCCGAGCTTCCACTTCGGCCGGTTGCGCCACCAAGGCGTGCCGCCGCGGTAGAGGCTCATCGCGCGCGTCATGCGTTCGGTGACGGGCTGCTTCTCGCGATGCAGCACCGCTGAAGCGTTCCGGCACCACGTTATTAGCGGGTCATCGTAGTCGTCGTCGGAGTTGTAGCGGGTGGTATCAGCCCACGGCTTCGAGGGAGCGGTCACTAACCAGCCCCCCGGCGAGGGGCCTCCTAAGCCTCCAGAAGCGGCGCTCGGCCCAAATACTGAAATTCTAAATGTCTCCTGGGTGATCGCTAATCAAGCGGTGCGTTTTCCTTTCGATGGCCCGCGCCGTATCGGCCTTACGCTTCGAATTTTCGTCTGCAAGCGCCTTTTCGACGCACTTTGGCGTGCCCTTGTCCCAAAAGACCATACCACGAGTCACGTCTCGATGGTGCCTGCGCGAGCGAACCTGGGTCCCGCCCGTCACCTTCATCCCGTCCACGATCGCCGTATCGTTGCCTTTGATCGTGATTGCGTACTGGTCGTAAATCGCGTCGTCCGGCGCCTTCTGGATGGTCAGCGCCTTCTCCATAAACTCGGCGTCGGAGAGCGGCTCTCGGCGGCGCCCGCAGGCCGCGTGGACCATTTCCCCGCCCTCCTTGGCGAACCGAGCCGTCGTGCAGTCGCAGAACTGCGAACGCGGCTCTTGAACAACGCGCCACCCGGTTATCTCCATCCCGGCCATGACTGGTTTATATCGCTCGATGATGTAGGGCGAGACGACGCGCTCGCGAGAGAACGGCACGTCGATCTCGCCCTTAGCGTAGTATCGTTCAGGCGCACAGGCGCGTTCGACCTGAGCAGCGGGAAGCTGCGGCATCTCGGCGCGTTGGTTCCTCGATGCGGTGATTGGCAATCCGGCCCGCGTCTTGTAAACGTCCGAGGGTGAGAGCCATTCGCCTATCGGGCCTTCGGGCGAGGCGAGCTTACGAAGCCAGCTTGGAATTTTCATCCTTTCAGGAACCACTCCCACACCCAGAGTTTGAGAAATGCCCACCACTTTGGACCCCGCCACAATACCTTATAGCACGACCGACAGGCGAAGCGGTTCGGCCGCTCGTACACCTGCCTAAGTCCATGCCTGTACAAGTCGTACATATCTATCCAGGTTACGCCGCATCGAATGCACGATGACCCATCTTTTGCTAGTGCCTTGAACATGTCATCGAAAGAACGTGGGCTCTCATCAGCCAACCGAGGCGCTATCTGTTCATCTCGCATTGTGCTTCCTCCCGTATCACCGTGCAACTAATCACTCGCGGTTTGAAGTCCGGCCCAACGCCGTGAAGGGAAACCGAAGCCCGGTACTCCTTCCACGGCGGGATTCCCTGAGCACGCTGGCGCTCTAACTGTTTCTCCACGCCGTCGTCGTATTCCACGAACCGCCCGTCGTTGAAGTCCACGAACAGGTCAAAGGGTTTACGCTTCGTCGTCATGGCCGTGCGTGAGAAGTTCGCCGTTGCGCTCGGCTAAGTGAGCGTCCATTGCTTCCTGGGGCGCAACACCATCAGGTAAGCGCCGAACCGACACGCGCTGCAGACCTTCCGGGAGCGGCGGGGACTCTTCCAACGTCGCGCTTTCGAGGCCAACGTTCAGCCGCAGCTTCGTGAACACGCCGAGAACGTGAACCTGAGTAATTAACTTGTGCTCGACGCCCTGAAGAAGAATGTCGCTACCCGCGAACTTCGCCAGCATGATGACCTGCCCGCGGAAGAATGGCATCGGCACCGTGGACGGCACCATAAAGATGCCTTCCTGCGTCTCGTCGTCGTAAATCTTGAGGAACGGCGTCGTCGGCGCTTCCTCTTTCGTAACCTTGGCTTGCATACGCACGGCTTGGTCGGCCACGTCCATCCGGTGCCCGCTGCCCACGTTGACCACGACGCCCGCGGTCCAGCCGACCTCGTGCTCCTTGCTCGCGTCGTCCATGCGCGGGAGTTCGATACCGCTTGGGGTCGTCTCGTCCACTTCGAGCATCTCCACGAGGATGCGATCGCCGTGTGGGATGAAGGTGAGCGGGTCCTGTTCGCTCAGGCGAATCTTGCGTTTTGGAATAAGCGCGGCTACTGGCAAAGTATTCCTCCTAGAAGTCGGGTGATTTGATTATACAGTACAGAATGAAACCGGCGAACGCAACGAATAGCGCAAGCCCCAGCCACCACATCATCGCGGCAAGCCGTCCGCTCCGCCGAAGTACGCGTCAAAGTCACGCTGGCCGATGAGGGCCTGCACGACCTCAAACGGCACCTGCCAGTGGTCGCGCGCCTGCTCGCGGCTGGCGGTGTTCGTCCGGTGGATACGCCCCACCACGCAGCGGTAGTCCAGCGCCTCGATGACCGTCGCCCCGTGCTTGCGTTGGTTGGTGAGGAATCCGTTGTCCTCGCCGGTGGCAACGTCCTCGAACGGGCAGCGCTCCCATATCGCGCGCCGAAAGACCATCGTAGACGAGGCGACGTAGCCGCCGGGTGGGGTAACGTGCCAGGCCAGCTTGCGCTCCGCGTCGATCGACAGCGGGTTGCGAATAGCGCAGATGTCGTCGCCGTACTGTTCGAGCAGCCCAACTTGGTAGGCCAGGCGCCACGGCGCGTAGTAGTCGTCGTCGGCCCAGAGGGCGATGATGTCGCCGCGCGCGAGTTCGATGAGGCGGTTCCACTTCTCGCCAAGGCTTAGATTGGACGGCTCATGGTAGTAACGAACTCTCGGTTCGTAAATCCACTGCTTGCGGTGAGGAGTATTCTGCCCATCATCGAGGATGACTAACTCCTTGTCAGTGTAGGTTTGTGCAAGGAACAAATTTACCGCCGAATGCAACAGCCACACGCGGTTCGCGGTCGGGAGAACGCAACTAACCAAGGGGAGACAATCCGCCGCTGTAGATTCTGTTGCGGAGCGCCAGCACACGGATGCAAGCGCGGGATACCGCATCCCACCCCTTCACCATTTCGGCGCCAGGGACGCATCCTTCTTCTTCCAAGTAGCGCCTGAAAGCCTCGGCTATATCCTCGCATTTCACCATTGTTCCAGAAGGTGGGAAATCCGTATCGCCGATTCGCTTCAGGGATTCTTTGGTATCTTTGTCCATTCGTTTCCTCCTACAATTGGGCAAGGTCGGGGTGATTCCGGTCCCGCCGTTGCGCCGCGATCGCGCCAGGCGAACGCCAGCGCCGCGGCCCGAGCGCGTCGAAGTTGTCCATGCGCGCAGGCTTCGGTTCTTCCTTCGGCTTCCGGTTAATCCCGCTCCACGGGTCACTCGCCGCAATCATGGCAAGACACAACGCGTCAACGTGGTCGTCGTGTCCGTTGTCGTTCTTTATCGCGCCGCTGGTCGTGCGGCGCACGCTTTGCAACTCCGACAGCGTTTTGAGGTCCGGCACAATCACGGTTGGCTCCGGTTTGCCGGTCATCGGGTCGCGGTGGCAGATAGTAGAGACGAGCCAGTCGTCCATAATCGGGCGCGTCTTGAACGTCGTTTCCCAGCCAGGGTATATCTTCTCGCCCGGTTCAGGGAAGTCCACGTCCAGGCGTTTCCACTGGTAGTAGTTACGCATCCCCGCATCCACGAGGCGTCGCACGACCGCGTAGCCGGACGCCTGCAGTTCGACGCAGGTGTAAGCGTAGCCGTACCACTTGTAGAGCAGCATCAACTGATCGCAGAAGGTAAACTCGTCCACGCGCGCTTCATACGTTGCGACCACCTTGAAGTCTCGCGCGCGAAGCACTTGGCACACCCACGCATCGGCGTCCAGCGAGCCGTACCGAATGCCGCCGGTGTCCACGCCAATCGCGTACTGTTCGCTGGTTTCCGGCGGTGCGTACAGGCGCAGTTCCTGCCAGTCGGAATGGAACGTGGTGTCGATACCGATGCGACCGCCTTCTTCGCGCAGGATACCGCGCGCAATCGGTTCCTGCCCGTGTTTTACGACGGCAGTGAGGCAGTCGCGATCGAACGGCGACTTCTCGTAGTTCACAAACGATTCGCTGACCGTCGTTGAATATTCCTGGTCGAACACCAGTAGCTTCAACTCTTGGCTGGCTTGCTGGAATGAGTCGATCTTCTTGCGGCGCCAGAACAGCCGATATGGCGACACGCCCATTTCTTGCAGCCGCATCTCGCTCTCGCGCCCGTACTTCGGGTCGTCTCCAATCTGCGTTAGGAACTCCGCGAGTTGCGCCTTCGATATGCGCGCGTACTCGCCGCGCGGGTTCTCGTTGCGCGTCGTGTATTCGTCGTGCTGAAAGAAGGGAGAGTACGCGAGAATCCAACCTGCATCGGGCCGTTCCGGTTCTCCGAGCTTGCCGGCGAATATCTCTTCGGGCGTAATGTTCACCGTCGTCTCAAGGCGGCGCACCCACTTTGGGTTCGCTTCGACCGCTTCCATTACCAGCGTATGGTACTCGTCGCCCATCCCGTTCGGCGTTGTGTCGATAATCACGCACGACGCTTTCCGTAACCCCATCGCAGAGAGCAAGCCGGTGTTCACTTCTTCTTTGCGCGCATCGTCCATGAAGGCGTACTCAGAGATAATGACGAGGTGCGGCGTTGTGCCACGCATACCGGACGGCACGGTTATCTGTATTTCGGAGTTTAATCCCGGGTCATACATACGCTGCTTGGGGTTGGGGTTATCGAAGAAGAGATGCTTGAGGTTTTGGATTCGGCGCTTCGGTTGCATGTGCATCGGCAGGCTATTGACCATTCCTGCGAGCACAGTCGCCTTTGCCATCGCTACGTCCTCGTCGTTGACGAGAATCATCGACTTATGGTTGGGGTGCAGCGAGTTGTACAGCGCTTCGCCTAGGCACCACGTCGTGCCGCCGGTTTGGCGCGACTTATCTTCGAGCACGCGTTGCGCTAGGCCGCGGCGGCGTTGGCTTTCGAGGCAGACGCTGAGGATAGCTTGGAATACGAACGGCTTGATGCGGACCAGTTCGCCGTCCTTGTCGGCAACCTTGAAATAGTTCGTGATCGCAAACGGCGCGGAGTTCATCATTTGCGTCGTCTCGGCCAGGCGCCAGGCGTTTACCTCGTGCGGCTCGGGCGCAGCGCGACCGTACTTCTCATGGAAGAAGTCTCCCACGGAAAGCAATTCCGAAGGTCCAATGAGCGACATTAGCGCTCCAGCAATGCTAGGCGCGCGTACTGCTCGAACGAGGATTCCGAAGGGCCGTCGTCGCCGAGGTCCCGCAGCATATCTATTGCCTTCAGACTCGCGGCCGGGTTCCCGCAGTACGCCCACTTCCGCAGCAGCGATAGCAGCGCGCCGCGGCTTACGTCCCGCCGTTTGATTATCTCGCTAATCGAAGACGAGCCGATGCCGGTCTGCACATCGGTTAGCAGTTCGTCATGCCGTTCTGTCGCCTCGTCAACGCCGACTTGGTACACGATCGAAAGCGCTTTGTCGATATCGCCGTGGAAGTCTACGAGGTTGTCGAGGTAGCGGTCGTACCGTTCGAGTCGGCCGCGCTGGTCGGCCAGGTAGTTCGCGTTCTCGTCGTGCTGCCGCGCTTTGCGCTTGGGTGCGGCCTGCTGCTCGGGCACAGCGCCCGGAAGGGTTTTGTACGGGTCGATGTGGCGCTCGTGTTCGCGGTGCGCGGGCGCTGACGGAATCGCCAGCGGCGCTTCTTCTACGAAGTCAGGAATGAGCGGCGCGGGCTGCTTTTGGCGCGGCACCTACTCGACGCTCGTTAGCGGCTGTTCGTTCAGCGCGCCGATATCGAACGGGTCGTCGTCTCCTGGCATCGAGTCCGTCATTGAAAGGTTCTGCCGGCGGCGCTCGCGTTCGGCTTCCGTCGCATCGTCTAAAACCACTGGCCCAGGTTTCTCGCCGGGTTCTTGCTTCGCGCGCTTCAGCGATTGGTAACGGGCGAGGACCTCGCTGACGCGCTTGTCGATTCGCTCGCTCACGCGCTCCTCGATGTCGAGAGCCTGTGCCTCCCTGAAGTGCCCCAGCGCTCGAGCGTAGGAGTTTAGCGCGTTCGTAGTTCCCCATCCGAGCAACGCAAGGAAGGCGAGGGCACCGAATAGGAACTCCGTCACGCTTGCGCCTTTAAAGCGCGCACTACGTCGCGCACCACCTTCTCGGCAATCCTTGCCCGCACGTCGGCACTCGGCCTCCGGCGCCACGGGACGATCGGTTGCAGCCCCAGCGACAGCCACCCACGCGCAGTCAGCCTCCGCTCGAAGTTGGGCCGGTGCGAGTCGCCAAACGGCTCCATCAGCCCGCGCTCTTGGTTCTCGTGCGAAAACCACTGCACCGCCGCCTTACTCGTCCCCAGCATCGTTGCCAGTTCCTGGGTATTGGGGCACCAGCCACGGCGAGAGAGAAATTCGGCTGCTCCGCGTAGAATGACTCTCATGCCATGCTTGCGAGCCTTTTCCGGCCACAGCGTTGGGACGGTCGCAGACTTACCAGCCGAAAAGCTGCGCCGTGCCCCATCTGCGGCACTTCCATCGAGCCCCCCGCTAAGGGAGGTCGGGCGCGGGCGTTTTGCAGCCAAGCGTGCAAGAAGGTTTTCTTCGCTCGGCACGAGGTGCTCGCCGCTGCCGTCATGGACGCGCTCGGCATGGAAGCCGGCACTCACGTTGCCAACCTCGACATCGAAGGGAAGCGGTGCAAGCGCTGCCGGTGCGCCTTGCCGGCGCTCTGGACCCTGGCGCGCTGCACTAAGTGCGAAGTCGATCGCCGAGTCGCCGCAGCGCTCGCTACCGAAGAACGCAAAGCGCGCAAGAAAGAACTCCTGGACCGCAGGCTGCTCACGCACGACCTCCTAGCGCCGCTTCCGGCGGTCGAATAGCCATACAGGGCTCCGTGTGCGGCTCGTGGCTCAGCACCTCACCGCAAACCCCGCACGTCACCACAACGGTCGATAGCTCCCGCAACCGCGACCGCGCCACCACCATCCGCACCCGAGCAATATCCGCCTTCACGCCGACACTGAGCCCCGACTCGTGCTCGGTCAAATACGCGCACTGCAAGCCCGAGCCGTTGCTGACGTAGTTTACCAGCGGATACCCAAAGTCGCACTCGCGCCACCCGCTCCACGTCTCAGCGCCATCGAGGCTCTGCGGCATCTTGAACCGCTTGTTCGGCAATGAAGGCAACGGCTACCAGGACGGAGAGGGCGTAATCTTCTCCGGCGAAGGCGGCAACATAATGCCAAGCTCGCTCGCCATATAGGTGGTGAGGGCTTCCAACTGCGCAATTCGCTCCTGATGATTGTACCGCGCGCAGTTTAACTCGTGGATGCGCTCGGCGTGAGTCGGAGGCTTGCTGTCCGCCTGCGGGGTCGCGTAACCGAGCCCTGAACTTCCTACGCCACTCAGGCTGTTATCCATAGATTCCTCCTAGAACGCGAGGCGAGCAGCCGAGAAAGGCCCGGAGCACAAACCGCGTCGCCTTCGCTGCAAACCATCCTACGCCCGCAAACCACAGAAATCAAGAGAGGCCCGCGTTTGCGAGCCCCTCGTCCGGTAACCGGGCGGCCAAAGAGTTAGTTCTTCGAGGCCACGGATTCCGCCAGGCGGCGGTTGTTGTAGTGGCTTGCCGTGACCGCTAGCGCAGAGGCCAGAGCCTCCTTCCCGGCCTTGAGCACCTTGCGGAGTTCTTTGATTTCTTCCTCGGCAGATAGGACCGACGCACGAATCTCGACCACCCGCTGCATCACCGATAGGTCCTCAAACGACAACTGGACCGGAGTCAAAGAGCCGAGACGCTCGATCTCGCGCTCTTGAGGAACTCGAGGCGCCTTCCGTTCACCAACGGACTCAAGTTTAGGTTCGGCCATCAAAACATTCCTTTCGCCTTCAAACAGGCAGCAATCTTATTCTATCAAAAAAACGCGCGGTTGCGTTTTCTTTTTTTTAGACGACCGCGCGCGTAAGTGAGATAACCTTTAAACGGCGAAGCAACCAACCGCCAGTTTCAACGGCGTCTTATTTTTTTCCTCCCCTTCGCACCTCGAAAGCCCTCAACCCCCGGCGCGCCCGCTGAGCCACGAAGCGTTAGCTACCCACCCAGGTGGGCGACCGGTCTGTTCGCCTGCCGAAGGACTCCTCGCGCAAGCCTGGAGGACCGCGCGGACGGTGGTGTGGGTGTGGGAGAGGTCGTCTCGGCTTCGTTGAAGCCTCGTCTTGTGTCGTTTACGACGGTTGGCTTCGCGGTGCGGGGCGTTGGTGCAGCGCGCTTGCGCGCGCGGGGTTGTGGCTTGTGGCTTGCGGCTTCGCCCTATCGGGTTGTCGCTCGTTCGCCCTGACCGCGCTGCGGTCTGGATCGGGCGAAGCGGCTGGGTGCGTGTTGCCTTCGGCCATCCGTACCGGATGTGCTCCTACGTCGCAGCCGTCCTACGCTCGCAGGCTCGCTACGGACAAAGGGATTTGAAAGGCGCTTGAAACGGTGTCGCTAGCGGGATTGCGTGGTCTTTCGGGCATAGGGGTGGCTAGGAGAGAGAACGCGGTCGGCTTTTTTCGCGTTCGCTCGTAGCAGGTGGCTTGTTATGTCGCCGGGTTACGAGCCCTGGACGAACCACACCGAAGCGCGCCGTTGCGCTCCGTTCTCCCACGATGCCGGACACTCTCGGGGCTGCTATCGAGCGAGCCTTGCCTTTCTCCGAACCCCCGTAGGAGTCTGCTGTTGCCGGAATCTTTCCCTCACGCTTGAGGAGCCTCGTCCGACCGGCCAACGAACGCATAGGTGCAGTCCGCTCGCCGTGGCTTTCGATCGCCAGAGGCTGCGAACCGCTAGCGCATGGTGCGCTCCGTGCGGCAATCCGAAGGGTGATGACTCAGCCTGCGCTTGGCGTAGGCGTAAAGCTTGGGCTCATCGACGCCTAGGCTCACAAGGCGGACCATGAACTCGCGGACGCGCTCAAGTAAAGGCGCGGCTTCGTCCTCAGTATAGGTTTGCTTTGGGTGCATCGTTGGGTTGCGCCAAGCCCACCGGACGCTATCAAGGTGTGCCTTTACGTCGTGCATCGCGGCCTTAAGCTCTTTTTCCGCAGGGGTTGTGTCGGTCAAGTTATCAACCTTTTGCTTAATCTCGTTGGAGATCGCTCCCCATTCCTTTTCCGTCGGGTTCGCGACGCCGAGCGACGAGCCCCATTCTTGAACGCCAGCTTCGACTACTCGCATAAGGTGAAAAACGCAAGCTGTAAAACGGTTTAGGGCGAAACTTTTCTCTGCCTCGTCAATGTCGAAAGTCAGACGAGCGAAACGGGCGATTACAGGTGCCCACCCATCTAGACTGTTCGTATAGTATCCCGGCGACCGGACGTAAAAGAAGTGAATCCTTTTGAGATCGTCAACGAACCTCCGCGATATGCTCTTAAGGAACTCCTTGAGCTTGAGATATTTTACCTTGCCGACATCCATCATTTCAGCCAGGCGAATTGTTTCGTCTTTAGTAGATTGTAGGTCAAACTCTTCAAGCAGCGGCAGCAGCTCCCCCGAAACAAACAGCCTAACGAACTCGCCGTCCGGCCCGCTAACGATGTTCTCAGAGTCGGGAAGATCGGTTATGATCTTGGCTAGCTGGCCCGAGCACCGATGGAAAAGGACGCCGTAGGTTTTAAGCAACTCTAGCAGCGTTATAAGACGTTGAGCGGTTAAGTCGAGCTTTTGTCGGGAGGCAAAGGCTTCTGCGAGCCCGCGCCCTTCTGGACCGCTTCCTTGGGAACCTGAGCGATTGCCGCGACCAGCTTCTTGAACTGTTCCAGCGGGATGAGCGGTTCCAGGGGCTTCTTCTGCGGCATACGCGGTCATTGTACCATCTCACCGGCTTGGAACGGTATAATAAGCCCAAAGGCGAGCCGCCTTGGCGAGCCATGCTTTAGGAGATCGAATATGCCAGGAAAAAAGAATCCTAAGACCCGCACAAAGTCCATCCGGTCTACCGCCGGAAAAGGGTTAGCGAATCCGCGCGAGTTGACGCCAAAAGAGGAGCAGAGCCTTGCAGGGCACGTCCTCGGTCATCCCGCTCACAAGAAAGCGCACAAGAAGACGCAGCGGAAAAAGCGGTCTTCCGGTGGCGTCGAGGGCGCTGTTCGGAAGATCGCGGTTTTGAAGGCACGGAAGAAGACGGTTCGGAAGAAGGCCGCCCGTCGGAAGTAGCCTTCTCAAGAACCCGCAGATCGACAATCGCGCCGCAGGGGATGACCATAAGCCCGCAAGCCTTAGCGTCATCCTCAGCGTCCGCTATATGCGGGGCAATCGTCTTAGCTTGAGCATCCTCATGGACGAGATAGCCCACCGAAACGCATTCGAGCGAGCCCAACCCGTTCCACCCCGAAAGGCTTTGCCAATCAGGGTCAGGGTTCGCGCTATCTAGCCAAATGGCCCTAACGAGTGGCCAGCGAATTTACTGCTCACTTTCTGGTTGCTAGGGTCGCCTGTCACGGCGAGCCCTAGCTTACCTTCCTCACCCAACTTTCGTCAAGTGATTCACACCCCATCCGGCGGGTAGCTGGACAGGGGCTCGGTCTAACGTTTTCGGACGGCTCGACCGCCGCAACCGTACCACGGACGGCTTCGCCGCGTCAACTTTTCGCGGTCCCTCGC